ATTGAGTAACGCAGAATCAACGTTACCATTTGCAGCATCTTCAACGTTGAATACGATGTTTTGAGCTGCATTTTTATAGAACCCCTCACCACCAGCGCCGATAATTTTGCGTAAATCCATCAGTGAGTTATAAGGACTTTCCATTGCTGGTACACCATATATAGTACCGTCATCAGCATCTTCAGCGGCTATGATAATTCTGGATGGATGTATATTGAATGTAGATGCTTGTCTTTCGTTTCTATTACCTGTACCGGCGCCAACATATTGATACAACGTTGGTTGGCCGTAGGTGTCAGACCTGATGTCATCATCAGTATTTAATACTGTTAATTGCCCTTCATATAATGGGATAATCTCAACAATACCACCAATACCATCAACACGATCTAATTCAGTAGAAGGGTCTTTGCTATCTTTGACACGCATGAACAGACCAGCATAACGCCCTACTCGTTGACGTTTATCCAGTCCTTGTAAACGTTGCCATAGTTTCAGTTTTTCAACCAAGACACTCCATTCATTATTGAACTGATCACTACCTACAATATCAGGTGTAGTCATCCACCCAGTCTCAACAGGTAAATCACAGCCGTTCCTAGCAATACCGAAACGTCTATACATGTTCCACAGGTTATTGAATTCAACTCTTTGAGGATAACCGAAATCGAGGTAAATATTATGCATTGTGTCAGCGTGATCATAACCACCGCTGATTGTATTAGCGAATCGATTCCTTAACGTATCATTGCTGTCGTTTTGTCTATATACAATACGCGGTTTAGTTAACATTGGCGTCACTCTCGAAAGTTACCGTGAATCATAGCATGAGGTTTTAAATCTTCCAACTATTAGGTGTTGACATGATCGTCAGTATGGGTTAGTGTTAGTTTCAGAATTAAATAAAAGGGTCACCGTTACGGAGACGCGTACGATGTGTCACTTGAAGAGTTTTTAAAATCACTCGATAAGTTCGTGGAGGAAAGTAACTAATGAAACAAATAACGATTTCACTGGGAATGATAAAAAACAAACCCGTTGAAGCGCCATGTAAACCGGGATGGGAATCAATACTAGCCGCTAGAGGTGGCGACGCCGCAGACTATGATGAAATGTTTCCGTTGGTGGATGCTCTAGACTCTAATTCGCTTGATGATGTGTTGTGGGCTACGAGATGTCTACCAGAATATAATAATCTATGGCGACGTTACGCGTGGTGGTGTGCGTCACAAGTCAAACATTTGACAGATGACCGTCGGGTACACGACTGTTTAGATGTGATAGACAGATACATTAAAGGTGAAGTCTCAGAGGATGATTTAGAAGCTGCTTGGGCTGCTGCTAGGGCTGCTGCTAGGGATGCTAGGGATGCTGCTGGGGCTGCTTGGGCTGCTAGGGATGCTGCTGGGGCTGCTGCTTGGGCTGCTAGGGATGCTGCTGGGGCTGCTGCTGGGGCTGCTGCTAGGGCTGCTGCTAGGGATGCTAGGGATGCTGCTGGGGATGCTTGGGCTGCACAAAAAGACAAACTTGTTCAAATACTTAACTCTGGTGAATGGGTAGAATGATGAAACACTTATTACTAATTATCATATTACTAGCAACAGCTTCAACTGTTACAGCTAGCAACACTGAAAAATGTACATCTTATAGTAAACTTGGTGAGATATTCTTAACTAAGCGTTATAAGGGTATGAAAGCTACAACACTGATTAAAATATTTGACAGTAAAACAGCAACGAAAATGATTCTTAAATCATATGATGAACCTGTGTATACAAGTGTTCAATCACAGATTAAGCACATTGACCGGTTTACTAACTCTGTATTCAGTGAATGCATGAATGGTGAATTATGATTCAGTTGTTATTGATGGTCGTATTGTCAATCGTACTAATATCAATACCGTTAACACTGATACCTCGGTTTGTATTAGTTACTAACTCAAGCATGTGTCATGAATGTACCGGTCCATTAGTACGATTGAATTCACAGAATCTGAAAATATGTAACGACTGTAAAATACACATCCCTAATGAACTTAAACCGTATCAAAAGAGGTTATTATGATTGAATTTACAATACTCGGTTCAATAATGATTATCTCAGGTGTTTCAATGTTTGTCCTAGCATCACTATACGACGACAACTCAATAACACATAAGGAAAAATGGTCTAATGATGGATTGATACTAACTATCACATCTAAATCTCATCGCTGTACATATCGAGCTAATGAATCTCATGGTAAACATCTAACATTAATTAAAGTGGAGTGTATCTAAATGAACAATTGCAACAAATGGCTAAAACCGTGGTTGATGCGTGGAACAACAACGATAGTAGAGGTGGTGAATTAGTGTTGATCATGATTACATCAGTAACTGAAGTAGAAAACAAAATTAGAAACTATGCTAACGGGGTATTCGAATGAAAAATAATTATATGCGAGAAATTAAACCGGGTGTGTGGGTTGATGTATATGATGTCATTGAAGCGTGGAAGGTCACATGTCCAGCTTTACAACACGTGGTTAAGAAAGTGTTACAACCCGGTGAACGTGGTCACAAGTCAATTGCGGAAGATTTGAGTGATATCGTTGCAAGTGGTGAACGTGCTGTTGAGTTGCAGAAAACGCGTGATTATTCAAAAGGTGGTAGTATCTCACCACCGGTACCATCATATATATCAGAAGATGGTACATTACAGTTAAGCATTAGAAACGGTACATTATTCTTCTTCAACATGACAGGTAATTGCATTGCTAGTGTAAATATAGTGATAGACGTAATATTACCTCATGAACTGAAAAGTGACAGCATTACCAATAGATTCATATTATATGATTCATTTATTGAAATTCTTAATATAGATGGGGATCACATCACTACGGTTAGAAATATCGATATGTCACTATTTACCAACAGCTAGTTGAAGCAACCCGTTAATATTACCGCCACCGCTCAACTCAGATAAACCCCACACCAATGCATCAACACGGTTAGGTGAACTACCATCACTTAACTTTCCAGTGATGGGGTTTAAATCGAGCATTTCATCTTCAACATCCATCAGACCAACCCCTGAATGTTTCACCATACTCAACTCATACAATGCGGCTATTGGTTCAGCACGCGCAACCTTACCTTTAGAAGCATGAACCCTGATGACACGACCATTAAAACCGGCATTACGTAAAGTTGACTCACACATGTCACCACCCTGATTAGTCTCAATCACAATTGCATCAGCTTCATACTTCTTATATGCGCCTATTGCAGTAGTAGCCCAATCCAACGGTGATCCGCGTCTAGTGTAATCACCATCAACGCTATACTGATTCGATTGGTAAGTGCTACAAACAACAATACCATGTTCATCAGATGTTTCATTGTTCGTTGTGGCCGGGTCAACAGCAACGATTGTACGGCGTTTGTACACCTCCAACCATTGACCATCGCGTGCATCAGATATAGTTTTTTCATTCCATAACATTTGCTCTTCATTAGCACGTTTTGGTTTCTGCATGTATTGTGCGGCAAATTTACGCTTGTGACAGGTTAATGATGATTCATTAGCGTCATTGTGTTTGAAAGGCCATAACCAACCATCATCTAGTTCACACGGTATTTGAATGCCGTATTTATAATCTTCAGGGTAGGGTTCACCGCTCTTAATTTTAACCGGCATATTCAAATGGTGCCAATACTCACCAGACCCACCGCGCAACAGATACCCGCTTAAATCGTTGTGGTGAATACGCTGCATAATAACGATGATAGGCACCGATTCAACAGCAACCCTTGATTGTATTGTTTCATTGAATCGATTGTTAACAGCTTCACGTTTCTTTTCACTATAGGCATCATCAGGTTTAACAGGATCATCTATGATCAACGCACCGGTGAACCTCTCCTTGTCCATATGACCAGCTCGAAACCCTGTTACCTGACCACCTGCGGCTGTTGCATAGACACCACCACCATCATGTGTCCACCACATAGATTTAGAATCTGTGTCATCACGGGTGAGTATTGGCCACATTAACTGATAAGCTTGGCTCTTCAACGTGGTTCTAGCCGCGGCACTGTTCTGTAATGCTAGGGCGTGTGAATAAGATAGATGTAAGAAACGTGAACGTGCATCAATAGCTAAACCTCTAGCCATATAATGAATAACAGCCATTTCAGTTTTCGTATACCCTGGGGGAACATTGATAATCAACCTGTTGATGTGATCAGGATGATCAGGGGGTAACATGGTTCTATCAAGCGCCTTTTGCATGATGTAGTGATGTGGTCCTAACTGCATCTTGAAATTCATTCGCTGTTTCATGAACAAGCGGTTGAAGTAGACACCATCGGCTTCACATTCTAGTTTTCGTGCGTAATGTTTATGATTTTCTAATTTCCCCATTTAGTAATTATTTATGTTTTTACCTGATTAATCAATTATTCCCTATTGACATCATCGTCAATATACAATACTATGTACTTACTGACTAACACAACGGGATGAACTGAAATGAGAATAGTAATAGTTAAACAAAATGGTGCCTTCATGGTCGTGAAGGGTAAGATGCTCGCATCTACAGACGATAAATCACACGTTTCGATAGTCACTTGTGAAGGATGTGAATTAGACGATTTACCGTTAAGTGTTGTTAGTAGAATTACTGTCGATGGTGAAGAAGTTTATAAGAACATCAATGATGATTGGACTGAAGCGTGTGATGATGTTGAAAAGAGGAAAGAGCAATGATCTATTCACAACCTTTTCTACAAGCAACTTATCAATTAACACCGTATGAAATGGAACACGTTAAACATAATCTTCTACCTCTCAATGGTATATTTAATATGTTAGAACGAAAGATCAATAATATGATGAATAACACCCATTGAACAGCGTAGAAAGCTCACAGGGGTGTTTTAAGCACCTCACCCATATCAACCTACCATCCCTCTAGATATCATCCTCTTCAAGCATCTTACGGCGTGCATCAAGATATTCATCACGGGACATACTGACCACGCCAACAGGTGTTTCACCACCCTGAATTTCCATGATATTCTTGTCTGACCATCCAAAGTTTTTAAGTACGAACACCGCGCCGTTAGTGGCTCCACCGCGTGCTACTAGTTTCTCATAACCATGCTCAACATACAGCTTCGCCATACGTACAGAGTCAGAGAATTCTTCTAGTTCTGCATACTCACTCAGCGATTGACGACTAGACAGCCCTAAGTGAAGAATCAGCCCCGTTAGTGTTATAGGTTCCTGTAATTCCTCAATTTTCGCTAAATAACCTAACACCAACATATCAAACTCTTCAGGTGTTTCAATAATCTTCTTACGTGCCATCAGTCACAATTTCCCATTTAAAAAAGTCCTACTTCCATGTAAGACACGATTACTCTTCTGTAGCAAGTGGCCAGTATAGTCACAATTTGGATGAAATAACAACACCCCATACATAACCCTAACTTACACCTCTATGGGGGGTACTCTGAAACCCTTACTACCACTACCTTTATACTACTATTACCCCTATACCCCTATATATATAATTAATGTAATAATGACATCATACATATAATGTATTATAATTAATATAATACATACTATGCATCATTATAATAATTATATAGTAAATTTGGACTATATGGGGTTA